ATCCTGCCGGAAATTCCTGGACACCGCGCCGGGAGCCTGCGCCGCCTGCCAGCCCTGCATGCCCGCCGTGTTGATGCCCTGATTGAGGAAGTCCCGCATCTTGGCCGACTGCTCCATCGCGGTCAGGCCAAGGTTGCCCTGGGTGCCGGTTTCGTAGCCCATCAGCACCATCTGGTCGGGCGATAGCGTTTGGTACTGGTTGTAGCGCGGGACGTATTGGGCCTTACCCTGCGCATCGTAGATCGTTTCGTAGCCCGCCAGGCCATAGGTCTGGCTGCCATAGGGCGTGTAGGTGTTAGGGTTATTAATGATCGATGACCCCATCGACGCGCCGAGCTCAGCCGCCTGCTGCGCCGATGCTTGTTGATATGGATTAGGCGGCTTGGGCGACTTGGCCATCCGACCGGCTCCTTTGTGGTAAATGCGGCGGCGTTTTCCCCAGCCACCGGCACTCGTTCCTGAGCATCCCGAAGATCAGCCCGTCCCATCGCCCCTCGATGCCCATCCTGAGGAAGCCCTCGTAGCGGAAGCCGAGGTGCTTCAGGATGCGGATGCCGTCTTCATTGTCGGGCCGGGTCAGCGCCGTCAGCCTGACCGCCTGGGTAAACAGCGTGCCGAAGATCGCGTGCAAGAGCCGCCGGGTCAGGAAGCGCGGGTGGTCAATGGCGCAGGTGATGTGCGCCTCGAACCACAGCTGGAACTCGCCGACGAAGACGCCGAGGATCGCGCCGTCGCCGTCGCGGGCGGTGACGCAGAGCCACTGCGGGGCGGCAAAGTCGCACCAGCTGTAGTCGATGCCGGTGCGCTCGATCAGGAACCGCACGGCGTCGATCTCAAGCGGGGCGAAGGAGACGATCGACTTCATCCCATGATGCCTCCCGTCTCGTAGATGACATCCCACCCTGTGATCGAAAACGTGCAGTCAAGGACGCCGACCCTGAGCCTGACCGCGCCGACCCGGCCCAGCGCCGAGACGCCCTGCCAGTTGCCCTCGGTGCGCGACCCGGTGACCCAGTAGTCGACGTCCCAGACCGCCTCGTCCCATGTCGCCTGCTGGCCGCCGGTAAAGATGTCGGGCTGGTTGACCGGAAATTTGGTGTCGTAGTCGACCTTGACCTCGACATAGGCGCGCGGCGGCGTGCCGCCATCGGTGATGATGTGCGGGTAGAGCATCTTGAAGTGCTTGACCGAGGCGGTCTTGAACAGGTTCCACGCCGTCTGCACGTCGACCACAATCGGCTGGCCGTCATCCGACTGATATTTCGGATGCATCTCGTAGACCGCGCCAAAGTCATCGCCGAAATAAACGAACGGATCGAGCCAGTTCCACGTCCGCGCCGGAACGTCCTTGAACTGCGACCACAGCGGCTGCGGCATGTGGCGGATCATCTGGTCATAGCCGTTGGCAGCGCCGGTCGGAATATTGGCGAACAGCCGCCCGGTCGACGGGTTGAGGAACAATTCCCAGCCGGGGCGGTCGCGGAAATTGATCGCCGTCTTGAGGAAATAGCTGATCACCGACTTGTCTTCCTTGCCGAGGTTTTCCGTCTCCGAGCGGATCGTCGTCGTCATCGGCACCACGCCGGTCGGGATCAGCGCGTAGAGGTCGCCGCCGTAGTTGATCACGCAGTGCTTCGACATCGGCGCGTCGAACCGGAAGATGCCGACCATCGTGAAATCTTCGTCGGGATCGAGGCCGCGCCAGATCACCGCCTCGCCATTGGTCGAGAAGCAGACCAGCATATCGTCCATGCCGGTGCCGCCGTCGATCGACCATGTCGCCAGCGCCCTGATGGCGCCGCCGCGCCGGAACATGGCGTTCATCGGCAGCACCGAGACTTCGCCGGTCTTCTGCTGGATCGGCAAATAGTAGATGGCGAGGTTGGTGTTGTCGGCGAAAAACAGCCGGTTCATGTGGGAAACGACGATCTGAAACTGGTCGGGATTGATCCAGTTTTCGCCAGGCGTCGCGGTCACCGTCTCCTTGATGAAGGAGCCGAGCGGCGTGGCGGTGGTGCCTGCCGCCGAGGTGCCGGTCGCCGCCGAGGTGTCGATGCCGGGCAGGGTGAAGGTGTTGGGCGGGGTGCCGACCGAGGCGATGATGTGGTTGCCGTTGCAGACCGCGAAGTCGCCAATCGCACCCGCGATCCTGACATCCATGCCGTTGTGGAAATTGCCGATCTCGCCTGCGGTGACGGTGACGACCGCCGGATCGGCCTTGGAGATGGCGCCCGCCGCGAGGCTGACCGCAGCGCCATCCGCCGCAAGGCCGCCGTCCCACGACCAGACGCCGTCGGCGCCGTTGACCATGACCGTGTATTTCTTCTGCGCCAAATTGGCGAACGAGGTCCAATGCCAGTCGTCGGAGGTGAAGCCGCTCCGCACCAGCGTCCCGTCGACGGCGTTGCACAGCGTGTGGTTGGTCGCCGCCAAGAGCCGCTCCGGTTCCCCGTAATGCGGCACCAGATGCCAGATCGGGGCCAGGCCTGGCATGGTGGCGACCTTGCGGAACCCGGCGCGGCAGGTGATCCTGTCCTCCTCGACATAGAAATTGGTCAGGATCGGCGCCGTCAGCGGATCGCCAGGCGTCAGCGCCGTCGACAGGTTTAGCCCCTTCAGCGGCGCTGCAAAGTGCGACACCCTGGAGACGCCGCCCTTCTTGACGACCAGCGGCTGTGACGGGTGGAAGTAGCGGGAGGGCAGCAGCCTCATTGGATGCGCTCCGCGTCGGCATCGAGGTCGAGGACCCGCCGGTTGGCCTCCACCGCCAGCTTGTTCAGCCTCACCGTGAAGTCACGGTGCGGCTCGCCAAATTCGAGGCCCTTGGCCTGCAGGAAGCGGAACTTGAGGCCGCTCACCGCCAGCCTGCCGTCGAACAGGATGAGGTCGGTGTCGGCCTGCGGCACCTGTCGCGGCGTGCCGTCCTGGGCCAGCAGCCAATAGCCGTCGCCGAGCGCCTGCCGGTAGGGATCGTCGGTCAAAAGTTCGTCGGCCACCGCCGACAACAGCGCCACCATCTGCGAGATGTCCTGATCCAGCGAGCCGATCGCCTGGCTGACCGGACGCTGGGCAATGCCGATCTCCTGGCTTGCCTGGCTGACGGCCTGCTGGACGGTGATCAGCTTGGTCGCCATCTCAGGCCACCTTCATCTTCAAGGTGTCGATCATCGCATCGCGCGCCGACAGTTGCTGGTGCGCCTCCTTCAACTGCTCGGCCAGCTGGTCGCGCTCGGCGGTCAGGCCGCTGATGATGGCTTCGTATTTGCCGGTCTGGCCCTGCAGCTTGATCATCGCGCGGGCCCGCTCGGCCAGTTCGCGGATGGCTGGCGGCAGCTTGTCGCCCTTCAGCTGGGCCAGCTGCTGGACGGTGAAGATGTCCCTGGCGGCGCAGTTTTCCAGGTCAGCGGCGCTGACCACCGGCCACAGCGCCAGCGGATAGCCCTCGGCGTGCGTCCTGGCCTCCTGCTGCTTCTGGAATAGCCGGTATTCGTCGGCGAAATTGTCATAGTCGTCGTCCTCGACCTTGCGCTGTATCCAGGTCAGCGGCGGGCGTCCGGTCCAGATCGTCAGTTCCTCGCGGTAGAGCGGCAAGCCGTCCTCGCCGACGCCGTCCTGGACATAGTCCATCGCGAAACGCGCCAGCCCTTGCCTGTCGGTATTGATGTCCATGTTCTTCCTCCGGTCGGGGTCGGACGACGCGATCGGGGCGACAACGCCGTCCTTCCCAAGGGACCGCCGGGAGAGGGACCTGCCCGGCGGAACCAAGTATTAAGTGCCAGTTAGAAGTATTCTTCCCTGCATGGAGCGGTTACTCAAAGTAAGAGCCCCCATAAATGCAATATGCTTCGTGACAGCGTCCATATCTGGACTTTGATCGGGAAGATCAAGTGCTTCGAAATTCCGTCCAGAATAGATTTCGAACTTCATATACTTTGTATTCAACATATAGCCACCAGTCAATCCGGTGGCGGCGCTGTCATATACTACTGCGGCAGTTTTATACTTCAAAGTTTCGAAGCCCAAGGCTCCCAACCTTGCGTCGGCATAACGCTGGTTTTCCTGCATGCCGCTTTCCAAGGTGCCGTAGACTTCGGCGTCGAGCAGGATCAGGTCGGGATGCTCGGTGCCGCGTGTCAGCTTCAGCCACAGCGCGTTCAGCCCCGCCTTGAGGGCCGGGTACTGCAGGCCGGTCGCCCTGGCGATCGACTGGAACTGGTTTTTCCAGAAGGTCCAAGTAGTACTGTCAATACCGCCAACTATACCTGTACCGGCATCAGTAACCATTGCTTTGAGGCCAGCAAATGACTTGGCCACCGAGCCGTCTCCATAGACGGCCTTGGTGATGTTGTTGGCCATCGTCGCTTCGGCATTGTCCATTTTGCCTTCCAGCAGATTGAGGATGCGCTCGCGGCCCCGGTTCTTGGCCAGGTCGGGACCGCTGAGCGTGACGCTGGCCACCGCGTTGGCGGGGGCG